AGGATATTCTCGCAAAGCTGCCGCCTTGTCTCTTCCAGACCAAACTGCAGAAGCGGATTCACGCCCAGATTCATTGTCAGCCCATCATCCGGATCCAATGCGTAATACTCCGCGATCTGCGTCCTTAAGTTTGTGGAACTGACCGCCGTGTACCTTGTAATAAAATCCGAAAAGCTGGAAGTGAACCTGTGCTTCCGCTCCACCACAAGCACCGGCTGATTCCCGTACTTCCTCAGTTCCAGTTCCCCGGCACGGTTGATCACAAAGAACCCGCCCAGCACCTGACCGACATAAAACAGGATATCCCTGTAGGTCTCAATGTCATTGTCAGAGTATATGGAAAGATTTTCTGATCCGTTCGGCATCGCCTCGATCGTCGCTCTGCTCTGAGCCAGAACCACATCACAGGCCGTAGAACACAGCACCATGAAATCATAGGCGTTGCCGATAGCTTCCAGGGAAGTGAAAGCCTTCTCGAACCGCACCATATAGTCATACGCCTTGATCTCCAGGCACTTCGCTTTCCTGTTCGCCTCGGATACTTCAAATATCCCCATCGGGATCGTCTCATAAGAGCCGCCCGCCACCTGAAGGTGATAGAACAGTTCCACCTTGGCATCTTCCAGCGTGTACCTGTTGATCTCGGAGAAAAGCGAAATCCCCATCTCAGCGGCGTACACCGTACCAAGCTCGATCTCCGTACTTCCGCAGCACTGGCTTGTGATATATCCGCTTCCCTTGACCATATCTTCCTGGTCGAAGTTATAAACCGTCCCGGCAGTCGTCGTGATCTTACCGGTCCAGTAGTATTTTCTGTTGTTCGCCTTCACCGCATTCAGGAAGGCGCTGCTCACTGGATACATAGCCGCCCTCCTTAAAACTCTTTCAATGTGAAGGAAACCTCCCAAAGTGAACCATACGACGTATCGGAAACCAGCTTCACCTGATACCCGTCAATGTACATCTGCGTATCCACGGTATTCATGGTCTCCATATCCAGATATCCTACCGTGATACTTGCCAGTTTCTTATACGCCGAAAACTTATTCAGCCACTTCTTCGATACCCTGAAAGTGACCCCGATCTGCACCACGCCTTCCCGGACAACATCCCTCTGCGTGGTACCTGCCTCTGTAACACCGCCGCTGTCCGCCTCTATATCCGATAAACTCACAGAATAAGAGGCAGGCTTCGGGATGTTCTCATTGTTAAAAACAAGATACTGCATATGAGCCATCTTACCTGCCTCCACTTCTTAGATTCATTCTCTGCTGAGCCGTGACAACAATCTCATCGATCATGTCACCGCCGATATAAACAGGGATCACGATATCCCCGGCAGCGCCTCCACCGGCAAGAGCCGTATTCAGCGCCGTATTGATGCCGGAGATCAGATCACCGCCCGAAACACCAGCTCCGGAATAACCGCCGGAAGCCGCCATTACTCTCGGATTGATGACCATATCAGAAGTCACACCCTGCATCGCCTGTTCGATCATTCCCCGGCTCTTCTCAATGCCCTTCGCCAGTCCGCCGATAAAGTCCGGCATCCAGCTTTCATAATCCGTCAAAGGACCCGTATCCGGCACGGAGAAATGCAGGAACTCCCTGATCTTCGACGCCACGCTGCTTGCCGCCTCACCGACCTTGCTGATCACGGACTTGATACCGTTCACGATACCCATGATCAGATCCTTGCCCCAGTTGAACGCCTGGGAAGCCAGACCAGTGATATGTTCCTTCACACTGGCAAATCCGCTCTTTACCGCATTGAACACATTGGACATCGCATTCTTCACGGCGGAAGTCACATTATTCCACATGGTCGTAACCGCGTTCTTTATGGCATTTCCGATAGAAGTCACGGTATTCTTGATATTATTCCAGGCTGTCGTCACCGTATTCTTGATCGCATTTACGGCATTTGTAACCCCTGGCTTGATCCCATTCCAGCAAGTCGTAAAGAATCCGGATATGGCATTCCAGATCGTAGTCGCGGTATTCTTAATGCCGTTCCACGCATTCGTCAGGAATGTCGAAACCGCATTGACCGCCGTTGTGAACACATTCTTGATACCTTCCCAGATAGTCGTGAAGAAGGTTTTTATCGCGTTCCACACCGTCGTCACGGTATTCTTAATCGCATTCCAGGCATTCGTCAGGAACGTGCTGATCGCATTTACCACAGTCGTGAAGATATTCTTGATACCATTCCAAAGCCCGGTAAAGAAATCCTTGATCGCATTCCAGACCGTAACAGCCGTGTTCTTTATCGCTTCCCACGCCGCCGTGAAGAACTCTTTCAGAGCCTCCCATACGGCAACGGCAATCTCTTTGATACTCTCCCACAAATCAATCCAGAACTGACGGAACTCTTCGCAGTTATTCCAGAGATAAATGAACGCCGCCACCAAAGCCACGATCGCCGCTATGATCAGCACATACGGATTCGCCGCACACACCGCATTGAAAGCCGCAAATACACCCTTCGCCGCATTGATCACACCCGCCAATTTCGGGATGATCGTCATGATCGTACCGATAGCAGAAATGACTTTTCCGACTATGATCAGCACCGGACCGATAGCAGCCGCCACCAAAGCAACCGTGACAATGACCTTCCTTGTGCCTTCGTCCATCGAATTGAGCCAGTCCACGAACTTCTGGATCCATCCCACGATCGTCCTGATCGCGGGCATAAGCAGTTCACCGAAAGAGATAGCCAGTTCTTCCAGCTGTGACTTCAATATCTGAAGCTGACCGGCAAGGTTATCCTGCATGGTCTCAGCCATCCCGGCAGCACAGCCGTCACAGTTATCAATCGCAGATGACAGCTTCTCAATGTCGCCTTCCCCGGCATTCATCAGAGCCAGGAAGCCTGACATCGCATTCTTTCCAACAAGGCTTTCCGCTGCAGCTGCCTTCTCAGATTCTGATAATCCTGAAAACGCGGTTCTGCAGTCAGCCAAAATATCCGAAAGATCCCTCATGGAACCGTCAGCGTTCGTAGTCGCAACCGTAACCTCTCCGATAGAAGATCCGCAGATCGTCACATCCCCGGACAGGTTATTCATGATCGTCCTTAAAGCGGTACCGGCCTGTGAACCCTTGATACCTGCATTGGCCATCAAGCCTATCGCTTCCGCCGTATCCTCCGCGGAGAATCCCAAAGCACCGGCAATAGGAGCGCAATACTTGAAGGTCTCACCCATCATGGAGACATTCGTATTCGCATTACTGGAAGCCGCCGCAAGGATATCCGCAAAATGCCCGGAATCAGCCGCAGTCAGACCAAAAGCCGTGAGAGCATCCGTCACGATATCGGAAGTGGTCGCCAGATCCTCACCGGATGCTGCCGCAAGATTCATCACGCCCTCGATACCGGAAAGCATATCCTCAGTCTTCCAGCCAGCCATCGCCATATAGTTCATGGCTTCCGCCGCCTCGGATGCGGAGAACTTCGTCTTCGCACCCATCTCACGGGCTTTATCCCTGAGTGCTTCCAGATCAGAGCCGGTCGCGCCGGACACCGCCGATACCTTGCTCATCGCCGTATCGAAATCAGCCGCCACCTTCACAGCGGCAGTTCCAAGTCCCACAACAGCACCGGTAACAGGAAGAAGCTTTGTACCGACATTGCTGATATTGTCACCGACCGTCTTAAGCTTCTCACCCTTCGCGGCGATACTCTGAAGAGCCGTTGCAGACTGATTTGCCTGTTCTTCAAGAGACTTCAGCTTTGCCTCGGTCTCAGCAATTTCCCTCTGTAGGCCGTCATACTGTTCCTGCGTGATCGTGCCGTTCTTTAACGCTTCATCCGCCTGCTCAGCCGCCGTTTTCAAGGTTTCCAGCTTTTCCTTTGTTTCCTTGACGGCATCGCCCAGGAGCCTGTGCTTCTGAGCAAGCAATTCCGTATTCCCCGGATCCAGTTTCAGGAGCTTATCGACATCTTTCAGCTGGCTCTGCGTATTCCTGATCTCTGTATTTACGCCCTTTAAGGCAGTTTGTAGTTTGGTGGTATCGCCGCCGATCTCAACGGTGATACCCTGGATTCTGCCAGCCATGTCTCAACCTCCTTCCCATTAGAATCGATCCATATCATCCTGGCTTGCGATCTGATCATGAGGCTCGTCATCCCTCTGAAGTTCCGTGTACATATCAAGCACGGTTCCGATCGTCAACAGTTCCAATTCGCTGATATGGATTCCCAACTGCACACACCTCAGCAACAAAAGAGGCGTTGTCATTTCCCGGTCAGTCGCTCGAAGTTTTTTTTACTCTCCACCTGCGTCTGCACATTCAAGCCCCAAAGCTCGATGATCTCAGGAAGCACCTGGTAAATGGAAAAAGTCCCGAACTGGTCAAGCCATTCATCCGGCGTATCCGGAACATTTTGCGGATCCGCGTGTTTCGCCATGATATAGCTGATATCCTCGAACAGCTCCAGCGAAAAGGAATCCAGCGCGGAATTTTCCGGATCATTCTCGTCAATGCTTTTCTGAAGGTCATGAAGATCCTTATAGATATCCCTGTGGAACTTGTTCCTGTATATTCTCGGAATGGCCGCTGATGCCCTGAAAGTCACATCATTGCCATCAATATTCACTGTCTTTGTAAGTGCCATAATATAATCCTCCAATCACGATAAAGGGCAGAGCCGAAGCCCTGCCCTAAACACTTATCAACCCTGTCCGTTCTTCGTTACCGTTACGGTATATGCCGTACTTACTGCTCCGGTCTTGCTCGCGATCACCGTCACGGTATTGGTTCCACTCTCCCATGTCGCATCATCGTCGCTGGTATGAGCAACACCATTTACCAGAATCGTAACCGCCGTTCCGCTTGCCGCCGTCGCAGATACCGCATCCTCATCATTCACGGTTTCAGCCGTGTAAGAAGTGGTACCGGCATCAAAAGCAGGCGTAAGCTGAAGGCTTCCGATCGTGATACCTGTAAGAACCGCCGACACCTGAGCGCTCTCCGTCTGATAGACATTGGAATACCATCCGTTGTAAACCGCGTCGGAAGTATTCGCGCCGGTCTTCACCTTTACAAGCCCGTTCGGAAGCGGAGTCGCCGTGATCTCCAGCTTCTCCGTCTGGACTTCCTTGGAATCCTCATTAGTCTTGCCCTCGATCGTAGGCCTTGCCGCGGTACAGTAATACATGCAGTGCCTGATCTTTTTCTTGTCCCCGGAAAACTCGAAGAGCAGCGCAAAATGCTCAGGCTCCACCGTGGAATCCTCCACCATAACGCCGTTCGCATCCTCAGTCTCTTTCAGGATATCCTTCCTGAAGCTTTCAGGGATCAGCGCGATTTCCAGATCGCCGGAATAACCGTTGTTCGCAACCGTGGTGTAATACACCATATCATCCGCGTAAAACGGCTCCGTATCACCCTCCGGATCCAGCGACAGATTCACCGCGCCCGGAATAGCGACAGGCGTACCAAATATCACGGCATTGGTATCCGGATCAAGGGTAGCCTTCGCATAATGGCAGTTCTTAAGGCCGAACTTCACCTTGTTGTTTGTATTCGACATAATCAACCTCTCTTTCCGCTATACCGTCATCTGGTACAGCACTTCGTATAGTTTTTCTGATTCGATCCATACCTCCGATTTATTCCAGAAAATCTCATGCGCGTTCAGCACCGCTTCCACGCGATCTTCCAGTTCCGGATCCTTCTCATCGGTATAAAGTTCAATGTTCAGGTTGGAAAACTCCATGTAAACCACATCATCAGCGGCGAAGTTCTCCGAACCCGGAAACAAAAAGCAGATGAACGGCGGATCAGGCGATTCACCTTCCGCGAAATGGTCATACGCGAAGGGGATCTTCATTTCCTCCATCATCTGCATCACTTCTTCATGCGTCATCCTTCTTCCTCCCGATCTCTATGATGCATTCGGCAGCATGACGGCAGACCGGACAGTTATAGGGATACCCTCGGCATTTCTCGCCCCGCCGTGTGCCGTAATAGATCAGCACCCCAAACACGGAAATCCCGACAGCAATAACGAATAACAAAAGAATGATCTCCATATCACTAACCGCCCTTCTGTAAATCCCTCTCGATATCCCTTGTCAGCTGCTCGATACCCGCCTGCTCCGCAGGAGCGATATGAGGAAAAGCCCTCGTTCTTCCGCCGCCCCTCTTCGCATGGCCGAACTCCAAAAGATGCGTCAGCTGATACCTCTTGGAATGCACCACGATCTGTATGGAATTGGATGTTTCCCTGGTCTTCTTGATCGCCCAGCTTTTGGAATACTTGCCAGTCTTCTTAGGAGCCGTGGATTCGATCTGCTGCTTTACCGTCTTCCCGGCTTTCTGGACATCCGCTTTCAGGTCGTCCACCGCAAGCTTCGCGTAATCCTCCATGCCCTTCATCACGGTATCCGCAAGCTGATCGATCTTTATCGTCTGACTCATCGCCGCTCCTTCCTGCAGGTAAACTTCAGCGACCGTTTCCTGAAATTCATGTGGTCAATGTTCTCGATGTTATAAAGCTCACCCATGAACACCACCCGGAACCCCGTGGAAGTAATAGCCGCTGATTTCTGGCAATACCGGACCGTAACGGTCATGGAAGCTTCTTCCACCGTAGTACCGGCGACCTGCTCTTCCTTGGAACTTGCCAGACCTTCGCCGCCGATCGTCGCAAAGCAGGTATAATAATCCGTCCAAGCATTCTTATGATTCCCGTACTTGTCCGTAACGGTCTCATTCTTCTGGAACGTCACCTTTGACCTTAAAGCCGCCACATCCATCAGAATCCCTCCTTCCGGCTTCCAAACAGTAAAGCCCTCAGAGTCAGATCCATCGCATGATGGTCAGCCTCTTCCCGGTGTTCATACAGATAAGCCACCGTGAACATCACGGCGATCTTTCCGTTCGGACAGTCAGCCAGATCATTCTCATGATCCGTCCGCAGGATAT